GACTTTTTGGCGATAGTAGAAGTTTTTGCGGTCTGACATGGTGCGTCCCTTAGTGGAGGATCGTTTCAACCCCGATCTCGGATAGGCCAAGCTCCCAGTGATCGGCAGTCGGAGAAACCGTGGGTTCGATGATTCGGATCAAGTGCGTATGCGCTGGCTTCATGTAGTTCGCGATCTGGGAGATCTTATCCCGTTCGTCATCCGTTAGGGCGATCGGAGATTCGATCTCGAACGAATAGATCAACGCTTGCACGTTGGTCCCGAGATACGTCGTTTCCCCAAGCTCGTCTTCCCCGATGATCCATCCGTCTTCATAGAGCGAATGGATCTCGATCTCGATCCCTAGGAAGAAGCGAACGACATTGATGATCCCGCGCCGCAAACCTTTCTGACCGATCAACGTCGGAAGAACACGAAGCAACCGTCGCTTGTCCGTGAGCGAAAGACTCGCCGCGAACGCGAACGGATTGCCCATGTCCAAAAGCATTTGATCGACGAATGGTTCCGGAGCGATGTCGAGATCGATGATCTGCGGGAACGTGTCGACGTCATACAACGCGAGATCAACCGGCTCTTGTAGGCACCGAATGAACCGGACAAGATCACCCGTCTCGTCTTCCTGCCGATTCATCTGCGGGATCATGCGCCACAGATCGAAGCTTCTTCCGTTTGGAACCGGGAGCGAGAACGTGAACGTTGCCGAATTGTTCGGAGCTTGGATCGCGTTGCCGTTTGCATCCTGCGCGTTTGCCACGATGATCGAGTAGGCAACGCCGGGAGTAAAAGCTTCGGACGCCGTGACGATGAAAGATTCGCTCGACAGTTTTTCGACGGACGCCGTCGTTGGCGTAACCGCCGGGATCCCGTCCGCCGGAAGCGGTTCGAACGTGTAGTTTTCTGGGTTCGTCGCGTCGTTTGGATCCGTCGAAGTTGTCGACGTCATGGGTTCGTTGAACGCAACGTGAACCGTCGTCGTCGTGAGCGCGTTCGCGGACGCAACCGCCGGAAACGTTTCGTCGACAATGTAGAACGTCCACGAGCCGACAAGCGGAGCACCCGCGTTCGTCTTCGAATGAACTTCGATCGTGATATCTTGTTCGCTATCGAAGCTGTTTTGCGGATCGATGACGAAACGCTTTGCGTTCGGTTGCGGCGTCGACGTTGCGGACTCCGGTCCAGCCCAACCCGGTTGAAACACGCCGGCCGAATAGACTGGAACCCCGTTCAACGTGACGAACGTTTCCGCCAGATCGATCCCGTCGGAACCCAAGTCGACGATCTCGAATTCGACGTTCGCCGTTCGAGAGATCCGATCGTGTCCACCTTCCGGAACCGCGTTCAACAGGATCGGAGAACCGATCGAAGTGTCGAACGAAAGCGCGTCGAAGTACCACGCCGGGATCTCGACTTCGATCCCTCCGTCCGGAATCACCGTCGACCCCAGATCCACGAGCGACAATCGGAACGCTAGCTTGTGCGCTCCCGCCGCGACTTGCGAGACGTTGAACGCGAACTCGTTCCAATCGAACAACGAACCCGGTTCGATGATTCGTTCTGCAAAGTCTACATCGTCGATCCGTAGCGAAGCCTTCCAAGCGAGATCCCCCGGCATCGATTCCGCCCCGCGCGTCCGCGAAGCGAATCGAACCACGTTCGCATCGTCGAACGTGTTGGTTTGGTAGATCTCAAGGTATGCCCCCGGCGCGAGCCGCTCCGTGTATCCTGCGACGTCGCTTCCGAGACAAAGCACGAAGTCGCCGCTTGGAGCCGTCCAACCCGTCGGTTGGATGCGTGCTCCCAAGCCAAGCGAAGCAAGCGTCGTCCAGAAGCTCAGACTCACGGTAGTTGCCTCGCGATCTCGACGTGATCAAAGAACCCGCGCCGCGACTGTCCAGCCGTATAGAAAGCGAAGCCGGCATAGCCGGACGTGAACGGAGCCGAACCGGAGTTGACCCCTAGCGAATCGTCAACGAACTCAGTCATCCCGTCGATCGCAGTCCAAGCGGGAGCCGTCACAGCGTTCGCCGTGAGATCGTTTTCGAAGCATTGAAGGATCACGTCTCCGGTTCCGTTCACGATCATGTCGATCCGAACGTGCAACCATGTGTCGTTCGAGTAGGACGCCGTCGAACACATCAAGATCCCGTTGACCCCTACGACGCCAGCCGGAACGCCCGTGATGATCGACCCCTTGCGCAAAACGATCCGGTGCGGATCGTCATCTTGCAACCCGAGCAAGTAGGCTTGATCGTCGACGTTGGTTCCGCCCGCTCCGATGAAAAGGAACGGAGCGAAGTCCGTCTCTCCGCCGGACACGCCGCGCTTGATCGCCGCTCGGATCGTCGCTCCGCCAGCGCTTGCCGGCGTCTGGATCGGCGTGAAGTCGGCTTGATCAATGTAGAGTCCAGCCGCGCCGATCGCCGTGGTTTTCGAGTTGAACCCGAACACGAAGTTCCCGCCGCCGTTCGGAGGCGTGAACCCGTTGGAAACTCCCCTCGCAAGGTTCGCGGTGTCGAGCGCGCCAGCGCCGCCCAAAACACTCCAGTCCGCTTCCGCCATGGTGCTACTCCAGTCGCCCCGTTTGGGTCCAATAGGTGTTGACGTAGGGCGCACGCGAAACCGTCATGGTGCCCGGATTTGGGCCCGCAACGGACAACGCGAACTCGCTCGCCGGGAGCGAAGATGCCGCAAGCAAAACGCTCGAACCCGACGGAGTCGCGTCGACTTCGGTTTCGAACCGGATAAGGTTCGCCGCCGCCGCGAGTTGAGTCGCGATCGTCGAAGTCGACTCTCCGCCGGACGCCGTATAGATCGCATCTTCGCCGGCGATCGTGATTCGGTATTCGCCCGCCGCGACGCTTGTGATCGCAACGTCGAAGACATACGACCAGACTTCTTCGAAGTCTTCGAAAGCTTCCGCGGAACCGTTGTCGAACGAAGCGAACGAAACGGATCCCATCGCTAGATCGTATCCGCCCCATTCGTCTTCGAAGTCTTCGAAGGATTCCGGAGCGGTGTCAAACGAAGCGAACGAAACGGATCCCATCGCGAGATCGTATCCGCCCCATTCGTCTTCGAAGTCTTCGAAGGATTCCGGAGCGGTATCGAACGACGCCGCCGCCGTGTTGCCGATCGTGAACGAGAAGCTTTCGTTCGTCGACCATTCGACTTCGAACCCTTCGAACGCGGTCGCGAGCGCGCCGGTGTTCCACTGCGCTTGCTCTAGCTCAAGAGGATCGTACGGATCCGCGAACGCAAACACGAAGCCTTCGTTCGTCGACCATGCCGCTTCGAATCTCTCGATCGCTTCGCTCACGTCTCCGGACGCAAACGTCGAATCGATGCGGAACCACGACCACAGGATCCCGTCAAGGCCCCACGACCAACCATCCGGCTCGAATGTTTCAGAGCTTCCGAACGGAACCACGCCGCCGGCTTTCGCCGTTTCGAAGTCAATGTTCGTGAAGTTGTGCGCCATGGGTTGATCCTACAAGCTCGCGCCGGTGTCTCCGTCAATGAGTGTAACCGTTCCGAGCTTCGGAAACTGTCGACCTAGGATCGCGATGTCCGAATGATCATCGTTCAACGTGAAGTCCTGCAATCTGTCCCCGATCTTTCGGACGCCGGAAGTGTCTCGAACCACATTGAAGACGTCGGAAAGCGGGATCTCTCCGCTCGGATTGCCTTCCGCGTCTTTGTAGTTGAAGCCGAAGTCGATCAACGGATTCGGGATCTCGTTTCCTTCGTCATCCGTTGTCGTGATCGCGAAGTAAGAAGCAAGCTCCGCGCGAACCGCCGCCGCCGCCGCCGCTTTCGAGTATCCGGACGCAACGAAGATCGTCGCTTGAACGTTGATCTCTAGGTAGACGGCTTGCACCACGTTCAAGGTAAACGTGAGCGTGTGCGGAGTCTCGCCGGTTACTTCGTCGAAGCGATCCTCGACACTCGACAGAAGCGCCGAGCTTGGAATACCGCCTCCGTTCGGGACAACGTAAAGATGTCCGGTGTTCTCCGGAACGGCCGCATCTTCGTTGCTTGTGAGCATGAGCGATCGGGCGACCCCGGAGACCCTGTTCGCGGAGATCTCGAAGTCTACGCGCGACACCGCGCGCCCTTGCACTTGGTTTGAAAGTGGAGCTTGAAGCTGGATCTCCGCGGTCGACTCGCGCCCGCGTCCGCCGCTCGCCTTCGCCGCGTTCGTCACTGAGATCGAAAGCGGATTGCCGGACGCATCGGTGAACGTTCCAGCGATCAATTGAAGGTTCCCCGGTT